CACGTGTACATGCCCCCGGCGTAGAGCTCCACGTGACTGATCCGCCCCGCGAAAGCGCCCGAATGCCAGCCCATGCAGATGATATCCGCCGGGCGCATGGCGTCCTCATCCAGTTCGCGCCAGCTAGAGCACGACTGCACGGCGGACCCATTCTGTGCGATATTGAAACTCCGCTCGCCTATTTCGATGCCCGCGCACTGCCTGTAGGCCTGTGCGATGGTTGAGCTGCAGTCACCCCAGCCGTAGCGCTCCGGGTCTTTCCTGCGGTAGTCGTTCGTGTAGCCGAAGTCACCGTCGTGCTTCGCCATCCACGCCACTATGGCTGTTCTCACATCGCGTGCATGACTCAATGGCGTCCAACCTCCTTTCGATGAGATCCAGTCTCTTCTCAAGCAGCGTGAGCCGCTCAAGTATCCCCGGGCGCCGCTCGGCGCCCGGGCGCTCTTCCTCCCCCATCATGTCGTCGATGAAATGGATGAAACGGCGGGCCTTCGGGGTGAGCGCGGCTGCCAGCGGCAACACCACCGCCAGCGCCGTCCCGAAGCCAGCCAACACCGATTCGGTCATAACCCCTTGTATACCTCCTTGACGAATAGGTTCCTTGTCGTCAGCTTGTCGAATCGTATACGTCCGTGGGCATACGAGTCGCGTATGTTTCTCAGGTATGAGTCCCGTGGCTGCAATAGTCGCGTCGTTTCGTCTACACGGCGGGGGTCCAGCGTGTACAGGTTCGGCGCCTTCGTCGCGCCTTCCGTCACGTACCACATCGACCAGTCCCGGCCTAGCCAGAATGACAATGGTCGCGACCCGCCGACGATCGTCAGCGAGTACACCGCCGACGACGGCTTCGCCTCCACCATCTCCACGCCTTCGTCCCGAAACGACGATTCGATCATGTAGCGGGAGTTCTCGTCGTCTTGGCGGCGAAGGAAGGCGCCGAACTTCGTCTTTGACACCTGATCCGCGAACTCCTCCGATCGATCCGTGTGCACGGCCCAGAAGCGGTCGGCACCCGGTTCAACCGTGAACTCGGCCGTCGGCACGATCCCGTACTTGACGTAGTAGGGGTTCGTCAGCGAGAAGGCGTTCGCCAGGAAATACACTTGCACCCTGTCGTCCCAGCGGTCCACCGTCGAATACAGGCCTTCGAAAATGGACGCCTCATCCGGCAGGTAGTGGGTGGCGCCCTTCTCCAAGATGAACTCGTCAAAGATGATGTGCTTGACCCGCTTGAGCGAGACCGACTTGAGCATCTGCGCCGCCGACAGGTAGACGGCCTGGCCGATCGGTGTCCCGCCCTTCGCGCCTCCGAGAAAGGCCACCTTGCCTTTCACGGCAAGGTCGACGCCGGGGAACTCCCACCGGATGTCGTCGAAGAACGTCGTGAACGTCGCCGCCTCGCCCTTGAATCGGCGGAGGTAGATGAACTCGTCGCCGCTTTCGATCGCCTTCTTGATCACCCTCTTCTTGAAGGCATACGTCTTGCCCCTGCCGCGGGCGCCCGTGATGAAGGCCCACGGCGTGTTGTAGGAGAGTATCCGGGACGGGTCGTAGTAGGTGAGCTGTGCGCCATCAGTCATTGATGTAGCGTTTGACACACCAACCGATCCCTCTCGTGTCGCGGATGAATTTGCTCAGACTGTTCTTGTGCGGCCCCGGCACCGTTCCGTTCAGGCCACCCCCGTGGCCCCACGTGATGTCGCCTCCGGCGTACATCTCCACATGGTCGACGCCGGCGCGCCCGGACCCCCAGTCGTAGAAAACCAAATCCCCCGGTTTCATGAGAGCGAGTTGCTGTGCGGAAATGGACTTCGCCGTATTCCAGTTGATGACGAACACGCCATGCCCATTGGCGGACTGTGCGACGGTGTTGCCGCCAATGTCAATGCCGCACACGTCCAGGTAGGCGCGTCGGCAGGTGGAACTGCAGTCTCCGACGCCCGACCTGTCCGGGTCCAATCGACCCGCCCCGTTGCTGTAGCGGAACTTGTTCTCGCGGCTCGCCATCCAATAGACCAGCTTCTGGCGCGTCTCCGACGTGCCAGGGGCCAGTTGGCCTCCGCCCCCGCCCGTGCCGGGGGCGCCGTTCTGTCCGCCCGGAGCCGTGTTTGTCGGCGGCGGAGTGCCGGCCCCTCCCGGGCCGGCCACGTATTGGCCCCACCCCGTCGGCGCGCACTGAACCTGCCTGCCGTCCGCCATGTGGGCGATGACGACGTTCCCCCACTCCTCCACTCGGGCCAACTGGCCCGCAGAGCTCCCGTTGGCGAGCGGCTGGTTGGCGCCCGGGTCGCCGTTGCCGCCGTCGCCCTGCGTCGGGTTCGACGGCCCCGCCGACGGCGGGGCGTCTATGTCCACGCCATCCGAGTTCCAGGCCTTGATGATGTTGTATGCGGTGTTGTATCGGTTCCTGTATCGGCCGAAGACCGGCTCGTTGAGCGTCGCGGCATGCCATCGATCCAGCGTCGCCGGCCCTATCTGGTTGGCGATCCTCATCGCTCTCACAGGCGTCTGATGATAGGCGACGAAGAAGAAGATCATCGACTGGGTGTCCCTGTCGGGATCGAACCCGAACTTGCGAGCTATCGCCACGTAGCCTTCCAGGTCGTCGACCATCTGTTTTTGTTGGATTTTGTAGCATGCACGCAGCACGGGCTTGAGTGCTTCACCCGTGCCCCGGTCCAGGTAGTAGTGGGGCCAGTCCGTCTTATTCGCGTCGACGAGAGCGCGGAGGTTCGCCGGGACCTTCGCCCACTGGTCGGGGGCCTCATTCTTGATGCGCACAAGCAAGCCGTAAGCCCTGCCGCCGAACCACTGGCCGATCCCCAGTGTGATCGGGTCGTGGTAGTTGATGTCGTCATACCGCATGCCCGACTCAACGGTGGCAATAGCTTTGGTCGCCACCTTCTTCGCCTTCATGTCCCACGCCATGTTGTGCAACTCCTGTATTCTTAAAGGTGCCCGCCCGTGGGGCGGGCACCTTTTCCGTGTGAAATGGTTACAGCACCGACCAGGTGGCGCTGATGTTCAGGTTGCCCGACCAGCCCTTCCAGGTCTGTAGGTATTGGTTGGGGTGAACCTGGAAAGGAATGTCGTCGGTACCGCTCGCCCCACCCCTCGCATTCGCATTCACGTCCGCACGCGGCGCAGCCCACTCGGGGATCATGCCAAGATTGGCGCCCACGGGGATCGACTGGCCTGAGATGATCCCGGACAGGCTGACGATGCCTCCATTCAGGCGGAGCGTCAGCGGTGTGTCCGTGTGGCTCGCGCCGCTGGACAGGCCGATCCGGTAGTTCTGCGACACGGGCACCGGCTCGTTGCCGAACTGCAAGTAGTTGCTTGCCAGCGTCGCGAACCTCGTGTCACCCGTCGAATTCAGGTGGATTTCGCCCTCCTTGAAGTATTTGCTGTAACCCAAGCACCAAAACTCGGTGCCGACATACTCCGCACCATAGTTGCCGCACACCTCCTGCAGGGTAGAGAGACAGTTCGCCAAGCCGTTCTTCGACTTTAACAGCGCATGCAGGTTGCTCCACGCCCACACGGCGGAGAAGACGACGACGCGGGCGTTCGGGAACGCCCTCCGGGCATCTGTTATAAGGCTCACGATGCCGTTGTAGACGTCATTGGCCTCCATGGCGTCGTTGCCGCAGTCCGCGATGACGACATATTTCACGTCGTTGTTGCTGAAACTGCCGTCCGCGATCGCCCTGTTAAGCTGGACGGAGAAGTTGTTGGCTCCGTCGACCATCCCGGTCCCACCGACCGCGAAATTCTTCTCGGTAATACCCATCGCCTTACACATGAGTGTCGGCCATTTACCCTGGATGACGTTGGATGTACCGACGATGACAGCGCACACATCGGGGGTGGCGGCGTTTTTCAGTAGGTAGCGGGAGTCCGACTGGGCCTTCGTGTAGCGGTCGTTCACCTTCGTGAACAGGTCGTCGTAGCATTTCGATACCTGGCTGGCGGCGTCCGCCTTCGCCCGGGATTCGGCCTCGCCAATCTTCTGGTCAATTTGGGTGACCACCTTGTGGTCGGCGTCGACGGTCGTCTCCGCCTGCTTAATCCGGGTCTCCATGCTGTTGAACTTGGACGTGTCCTCCTGTGCGCGCACGTCCAGCTTGCGCATGTCCCCGTTGTAGTCACCCCTCCACGTTGGTTTGTCGGTGTCGATGAACTGGCTGAGGCCCAACGCCTCCGTTTTGTTCGTGCTCGCCATGTTTGGTTCTCCTTACTGCCGTAGGCGTTGTCAGCGAGTTGCGTGGTCGGTCTTGTATTCGGGGTCCAGGTCCCACTGGCGGGCCGTCCAGTTGGCCTCATCAAGCGCCTGCGCTGTCGCTCCGACGTCGTCGGCGCCCTTAGCGAACCTGGCCTGTGTGCGCACATTGTCGTAGAGCACAGCCAGCACCTCCGAGACAGTTCTATCTGTGCGCCCCCACACGGGGTCGGCGACGATCATATCTTTGGCGCCGCGCTGCGCTAGGCGCCGGTAGAGTGCGTCGATCGCCTGAGTGATCTTGTCATCCGTCTCCTTACGCAGGCGCGATTCGAGGTTTATCAGGCGTGCGTCAATGTCGTTGGCGAGTGCCACGACCTTGTTGACCGTGTCGATGATCCTCTTGTAGTTTTGGATCAAGTCTTCTAGTACTTCTTGGTAGGAGTACGCTTCGCGCTCCGCGAAAGGAGTGATGTTCGTCAGCGGAGTGTTCTGCAAGTCGAAGAACGGGACGTTGTTTATAGGCATGCGGCCTCCTTCATTAGATCCAATAACCCCAGCCCCACATTGAGCCGAAGCCCATATACATGTCGCCCCCAATGTAGTTGTCGTTGGACGTCCACAGGCCGAAGAACAAATCGGCGAGCTCGCCGAGCACCATGCGGTCGACGTTGATCAGGCTCGCCCTGTACTCCATGACCAGCGACGAAGCCGACTGGGAGCGGCCCGTCGAATGCGACGTGGCGTGCGTCGTCTCGTCACCTTTCGCACTGGACTTCGACGTGTTGTCGGTCTTGGACGCGCCCTCCGTTCTTCCGTTCGACTTGTTCCCCGACACGGCATAGTCGCCGTGCTGGTTGATCGCCGTGTCGGGGTAGCGCATATCCCGCGCATCCGACTCGGCTGCGCCGGATGTCCTGTTCTCCGTCGTCCCCGAGCCTTCGTTGCTGGATGACGACGTGTGCGTGCCGTCGGAGACCGACGAGACGTCCATAGTGGACAGCGGGTCGAACTTGAGCCGCGTCGACTCGTACAGCTGGTTGTAGTAAGGCATGACCAGCTCTAGCCGGTGCCGTAGCTGGTGTGCGAACATGGAGACCGTCTCATAGGCAGTCTCGCGGAACCAGTAGTGGTCTTTGATCAGCTTATTCAAATGCGGCCTGTAGGCTTCGTCGAAGATCGGGTACGCTTCCAAGCCAAGCTCGGCGTCGCTGTACCGGGCGCACACATCCCTGAGCTCTATCGTGAAGTCAGCCATCGAAGCTCTCCCCCAAATCGTTGATGCCGCGCACCTGTTCCCGACTGTGCCGCCAATGCACGGACACGTTCAGGCCGTACCGCTCGTTGATGGCGTCCGCGGCTTCCTGGCGGGCGCCGATCGCCACGCCGCGGAACGCCGCTGTCTGGCCTTGGATCGCCTCCACCTCATCGTCGACGAGCCGCTCTTTCTTGTCCGGCGGGGCGCATTGGATGCCGAGTGCAAGCATCGCGTCATCCCATATTTCCTTCTTGACGCGGATCGCGTCGGATATCGCGTTCGGCGACTGTCTGTTGTCTAGCGCCTGCACCGACTCAGCTAGACCGCGACCCATGTCGTCTTTGACGGTGAAGATCACCGGTTGGCCCTCAGCCACCTGCCGGTAGAAGTTCTCCCCCGCCAGCCGTTGCTCTTGGCTGAGCGCCAGGATCATCGGGCTGCGCGAATTGAGGGCGTTGACCCGCACCGTCTCGGCGGCCTCCGCCAAGGCGGCCGCATAGTAGTTGACGACCCACTGGTCGTTGACACGGTTCCGGTTCGTCCAAATCGGGACGCAGTCCTTCGACGATATCTCCCGGTTGATATACCGGTTGCCGGTTACGCGGAACGTCTTCGGGTCCCCGTAGACGTCCACGTCGCCGGTGCCGGCGGCGTGCAGCGCGAAGAAGGCATGCAGGCGCGGGTCTTCGAAGAAGACCGCGAGGCCGTGGCGGTGCAGCACGCGCTCCAAGTAGCGTTCGTTGACCGTCTCGGGCAGGCCATCCCATACAAAGCGCGCCTCTGCCAGGCCCCACAGCATGTTCTGGTATAGCATGAACTCGCCGCCGCGCATGGCCTTCGCCCTGTTAGGGCGAAAGCGGCCGTCGTTCATCTTGGACGGCTCCACGCCGCCGATCAGGTCGCCGTTCGTCAAACCCTTTGTGCTCGGCATTACAGTTGCACCACTTCTTTCGGGCCGTTGTCAAACAGGTGCATCTCAGTTATTTCCTTCGGCTCATCCCACACGGTGACCCCTTTCTCGAATATGCCGCGGATCGTCTCGGCGTGCATCTGCGGCACGGATGGGGCGTCGATGCGGCAGTCCGCCAGCTTCCAGTACGTGAAGTGCGTCATGAGCGTCAGATTGTAGGCGGCCATGTCGATGGTGCGGTTGCAGCGGTAGCCGAACCTCGCGAAGTGCTCGGCAATGGTCTGGATCGCGCCCCGGTGCGGCGTCTTGAGCCGCACGTCCACCATCCACCCGGTGGTGGCGAGCATGAAAGCGTCACCCCCGATTTGCCCGGAGACGGAAGGCTGCGCCATCCTCGTGTCTTGTATCTTCGCTTTCAGGCCTGCCAGGGTGTTCGAATAGTCGCCCTTCGCCACCATGTCTGCATATTCTTTGTTGGTGTCCCTGTTGTAGGCAGCCTGCGCATTCTGCAACCCCGTAAGCTTCGACGCCAGGTTGTTGGTGATCGCCGTGGACTGGGACGCGGTGGAGTTGGCCAGGTCAGTCTGTGCGTCCCTCGCGTTCGCATCGATGTTGTAATTTGACTGAGCCATGTGTATGCCCATGCCGGTACCGATGACGCCTTTGACAGCACCGCCGATGTCCCCCGACAGGAGGCTGCCGATGGCGCCCATTCCGCCGGAGACACCCTGTTGTATCATATTGTTCTGCGTGTGTCCCCACGCAGCGTCATTGGTGATCGCCGTTGACTGGGTTCTCGCCGCATTCGACAGGGCTGTCTGTGCGCCTCTTGCCGTGTTGGAGGCGACCATGGACTGCCGGGCCGTGCCGATCGCATACGACGCCTGGTCGTATGCGACTTGATTGCCCTGTAGCGCCTTCTGTTGCGACCAGTCGGCGGACTGGTAGGCGAACGCTATGCTGTGCGCCTGAGACGCCAGCGCGCTGAGACCCGAGTTGTTCGGGACGGAGAACATCGGGAAGTTCGTAAAGAACAGTGAGCCGTCCAGGAACGAGTTGGACAGCGGGTTGCCCGTCGCGTTGTCCTCCGACAGGTAATCGCGCAGCCACACGACGACCCGCGGGCCCGGCGGGGAGAAGTGCTGTAGGCGCGACAACGTAATCTTGCCACCGGCGGGCAGGTACTCAGGGCGCACAGCCATTGACTGGCCCTGGTAGTTGGTGAGTTCGATAAACAAGTAAGGTGCAGTGACGAGCTTCGTGTAGTTCTTCTGCCAGTCCGCGAAGTGGGTTTTATCGAGTAGTTCGAGGGCGCCGCCGCCGAAGAACGTCTGATCAGGCCCCCACATGATGTCGCCTTCGTGGCCGGACTTGCGGGACCGGATGATCTTGATCGTGTTCGGGTCGACGCCCTGCCGGTACTTGTCGTGCACATTGTCAGTGTTGTGCGATGCGACGATCTTGTCGAAGATGTTACCGGGCGTGGGCAGGAGCATGATCATTTGGATGCCCTGAGACGTCCACGGGAACGGCGACATGGCCGTGGCAAAGAACTCGAACGTCCCGATGTCGCGGACGAGGATGATGTCGCACCCATTGGGCATTCCCTCGAAAGCGGAGCCTTTCGCTGTCCTCAGGTTCGGGTTCGTATAGTCGCCGGGATCGTAGGAAAAGTCAGTGGAGGCGACGAGCATGACGCAGCACTCGGCGAGAGTGGCGACCGTGTAGCGCTCGCTGTAGCGCACCATGTAATCGGAGCCTAAATCGAGGCCCTCCGCTTCCCGGAGGACGTCATGTTGGCGGCCGCGCCACGTGGCTGCCACCGGCAGGTGGCCCTGGACGACGAAGGCGTTGCGTAGCTTGACGTTGCCGCAGTAGGTTGTCCACACGTCCAGCTGGACGGATAGCGCGGTGGCATCGGGGGCGACCCGGACGACGTCTTGAATGAAGTAATAGAAGACCGTGGGTCGTTCTTTGTCGGGGTGCAGCTTGGATATCTTCGGGTTGACGACCCGGATGTAGTTGTATTTGACGCAGGTGGAGAACGGCTCGTCAAGGACGACCTGCGAGCCGTAGTCGATGGTCTGCGCGTTCTTCAACGTGAGGTGGTGTGCGTCAGGCCGATCGATGTACGATGCCCTGTGCGAATAATCGCGCCACTGGACGATGTCCCGGTAGGCGGAGTCCCACGCCACTGTGGTAAGCGTGACTTCGGCCCCTACAGACCACTCACTGCCACTCGGCATGCGCACACCACTCCCTTCATATATAAGTAGGGGCGCCGGGAGAGAAAAGGTAAGAGACCGGCGCCCCTACTGGGGCCCTTACTTGACGGTGACGACGTAAGGACCGTAGGAGACGCCGTCGGCTCCCGTGACGGCAATGGTCACCTTGTAGGCGCCGTTCTCGCCGTTGGCGGTTTCGACCGTGTAATCGATGTTCCGCCCGTGTGCGAACGTGTTGTTCTGCACATCGTTGATCAGCGTGTCCTTCTTAGCCCGCGTGACAGTGTATTCCTTAGTATCGGGTGTGAAGGACTTGCCAATCGACCGACCGAGCACCGTGAGGCCGGTGACGGACGACTTGCGGTCGGGCCATGCGGGCACGTCGTCGCCTGCCGAGACGCCGAAGGCGCCGTCCTTGGAGGCCGCGTCGCATTCGACGTGGACCTTGACCGGGCCCTTTTCGAGGCGCCCGACGAAGAGAGCGCCGCTGGACGAGACGGACGTGTGGTTGTCGGTCGCAGAAGTGATCGTCCACTTGAGTGCGGGGTTTCCGCCGCCTCCGGTGACAGATTCGACGGCGAGCCGGTAGACGCCGCCCTTATCGAGAGAACCAGGCTGGGTGCCGTCGGGCGAGTAGCATTCGATGTTACCGATTTCGGTGACGGGCGGCGTGATTTCGATGACTTCGTCGTCGGCGCCGGTCCAAAACATCGCCGTGGGCGCGAAGCGCGAACAGGAGATAGTTTGATGGTGGTGGTAGAACACGTTGTAGGTGTTCGGGTCGGTGGGTACGTCGATCGTGTTGGTCTGGATCAGGTGATCGTAGACCTGGAAGAAGTTCTTGTCGACGACGGCAGCCTGGAACTTGCTGTTAGGCACGAAGCGCTGCGGGATTTCGACGATCCTGTACTGGACGTCGGCGCGGTCGATGTTGAATGCCCATGCGAGAGCCTCCACGTCCAGCGCGGCCCTGACGGCCGGCGTGGTCAGGAGGATCATGTCGCTCGGGTCGGAGTGGACGGGCATGCGGGCCGGGTTGTAGGCGGTGGACTTGAATGCCATCTCGCCGGCGACGGTGCGCAGCTTGCGCAGAAGCTCGGTGGCATCTTCCCTGACGGAACCGGAGCGGGCGACGTCGGGCACGTGCACGTGGTAGAAGCCCCCGCGCACCTCGTACTTTCCGAGAAGGGTGGCCATGAGTGTGAACTCGTCCCACTGGTCAGACTCGTAGGGCGCCTGCGTCTGGCGGTCGATGAGATCGGCGATGTCGCCGCCGTTGAGGAAAGCGGACTTGATCAGCGCCTTCTCCACGGAGACCTTGTAGCGGTCCATGCGGTTCTTGGTGTGGAAGGCCGTCTCCACGCGGAAGTCCTCGCGGCCGAAGATGAGCTTGGCGTCCACGTCGTCGTTGGGGTCGTAGGCTGCGGCATTGAGGAGACCAGTCTGTATCTCTTCGACGCCGTTGCCGTCTTCGATCATACCCTTCTTGAATTCGGCGAGCGGGTTACTCCACGACTTCTGCGTGGCGAAGATGGGGACGAGTTGGTTGAGAAGCGACTGGCAGATGGGGTTCCACAGGTCGCGGTGGGACCCGAGATAATCGAGAGTACGATCGATCCCGGCCTGAGTCGGGGCCGGGATGCGCTTCTTGTAGCCCATAGCTGCGGAGTTGATCGCGGACTGCAGGAGCTGTGCGTTGGTCGTGCCGGGGCGAAGAGCCGGTGCTTTAAGTGCCATGAGTCAGTGGGTCCTTTCGTCAGGCCAAAAGGTCGTCGATTTGCAGGTCTTCGGGATCGATGTCGTCGTCCAGCACATCGGTGTCGGCCGGCTCATCAAGGGCCTCCTCAGTGACAATCGCCCTCAGTTCTCTGCATTCGTCCAGCGCTTGTTGTGCGAGTGCGCGAACTTCGTCGATAAGCTCTGACAGGTCGGCTTGGACATCGCTTTGCGCCGCTTCTACGGGGGTGGCCTCTTCGGGGGCCTCCGTCTCGGTGGTCTCTTCTGTGGCCACTCTTCCTCCTTGGTGTCTGGGCTTAAGCTGCGGGGCGATCCTGCCGCGGTCGAAGGGGTGTCAAGTCCATCTGTGGCCGGCAGGTGTCATCCTGTGACGCCCGGCCGCAGGCTCCGCCGGAGCACGCGAAAGCCCCGCCTGAGACATAGTATATCACATGTCCCAGGTGGGGCCGGGAGGGCGCACAGGCTATAGCGGCGTGGAATGAACCGCTCTGTTGAAGTAGTGGTACGGTTTCACGTGCAACATGAGGCCGTCAGGCGTCGCGACCGACTCGCATGTGGTAAGGGTGTCATGAGCCAGCAACCAATCCCACGGAATGGGCCGTTGCCACGGGGGCCGTTGGAGGCCTGCCATGACGGGTTCTGCGACGTCGTCGCGTTTGACGGCGTAGGAGCGCTTGCCGGCGTAGAAGATAGTGGCGTCGAATTCTCGCTGGGTCCACTGGCCGAGACGCGACCCTTCCGGTGCGCCGGGGACGCCGTCCAACTTCACCTCGTCGGAGCGCACACCGACCAGATGGACGCTGTCGGTGTCGCAGTAGACGACATGCTCGCTGTACCGGCGGAGCATACGGGATAGGAGGAGGCGGCCGTAGGCAGTGATGAACGCGTGCGTCAAGTTGAGCGAGCCGGGTTCGCGTTCTTCCACGCGGTCGACGCACACGATGTAGCCTCGTTCGTCGTCGTAGTCCACCCGGTATGAGTACTTGATGTCCTTAGGCGACATGGATCCGATCAGGGCAACGAGTTCGCGCTTGTGGAGATCGGCGAACAAGCCGCCCCTTTCTTTACTGCGATAGATGTCTTCGACGAAGCCACGGAAGAGACCTGTGGACGTGCCGTAGGTGAGAACGTCGTAGACGCGGTCGTAGTGGAATCCGGGGTCACCTTCCACACGACGCAGCCAGTCGATGCTGGTCTCCCACGACACCTCATCGTCGACGCAGACGCATGCGACCCACACACCGGGCAACGCTTTAATCGGCTCCGGGTCGGAGAAGGGGTTCTGCAGCATTTCCGTCAGCCTACGGTAGCGTTCCCCGTAGCCGATGGGCATCGGCATGTACGCGAGAATCGCCGGATAGAGTGACGACACGTCCCACACGTCGACGCCTTCGACATCCCGCCCGGCGCAGTCGGGGTCCATCCATACGATGCCGGAGCGCACAGGAGAGCGGTCGTTGAAATCGGTCCCAGCGTCGGCTATACGGCGCAGCCTCATCTCGTCGCGGAGATACGCACAGCACCTCGCTCGCGTGTAGACGGTCCAGTTGAACACGTCCAAGCGGTCTATGCCGAGCATCTGGACGACGCGGGCCATGAGGACCGGCTTGAGGTACGGCACATCGGCGAGTTCACGGTTGACGTTGATTGCGTCGACGGCCTGTCTGTACGATGTCGCCGTCAGGGCAGAGAGAGACCGAACGATCGTCTTGCCGCGACCGACGCGCCATTTGACTTCGACGAGACCCGTAGGGCCCCCAGAGACGTCCACGGCTTTGCCTAAGCGGCGGGCGCCGGTGGCGAGGCGGTGAAGCGTCGCCTCGTCGTCCCAGACCCAGATGCGCTTGTATGCCGACGCGGCGTTGAAGAAGCCGCGGAGTCCGTCGCCTTCGTCGCAGTCGGGCAAAGCGCCGCCGTGGAGTTCGTGCAAGGCGATGTCGGCGTCGCCCTCAACGGACATGAGGACCCAACTGTCGTCGCCCCACACAGAGGCGACGGCCACGTCACTTGGACGGATCGGCTTTGGCATATGAGGATAGGATCCCCCGAACGGTGTTCGTCGCATCTCCGCTACCACTGGCCGCACCCCCTTCTATGCGCACACCGGAGTAGTTCAGCTTGGATAGCTCGTACATGTTGCGGATGTGCTTGGCGATATCGGTATGCCGGTGCATAGCGATGAGCGCCTTACGGCCCATGCCCTCGATCATGCGCTCTAGATCGGCGGTATGCAACTTAGAGCCGCGGAGTTCGGTAAGCAGCTCTTTGCGGATGGATTCAGCGCGGCGAACGAGGTAGGGGCCGTTCTCGGTACGGGCCATCTTCTCCTTGATGTCGGCGGCTCGCTTATCGAAAGCGCGCTTATTCTGTTCGCGGAAGGCGAGAAGCTGACGTTTAGAGTACTTGGCCCGCATCTGGTCAGCGGACTGCAACGTCTTATCGACGCGTCGTGCGGCGTGGAAGACGGACAGCTCGTCTACGCTTTTCTCGTAGGCGCGGCGCTGGGCAATGGTCTGCGTCGTCTCCCGGTGGTTAAGGTGCTCGAACGGCTTGTCGACGTCGCGGTAGAAGCGCTCTTGCCGGCGGAGCTGATAGACGTAGTTGTCTAGCGTGTGGGAGTCGACGAGGCCTCCGCTGGCGGTCAAGTAGTACTGGTTGCCGCGGAGGTTGAAGCGCTTGATGCGATCGACGTAGGAGACGAGCTGCTTGTCGGACATAGTCCGCAGTTGAGCGTTGGTGCCGACCCGGGGGTCGAACTCGCTCCCGGCGAGTTCGACCCCCCTCTTACGCTGTGTGCGCATCTTACCCATCGCCGTCTTGCGCGC